ATTTTGATTTACATTGTGAGTGTGAGATGCTAACTGCGCTGTTGAAAGAGTTGCGTTAGCTGTTGAACCACCCACGTTTCCAGTTGATTGAACTGTGTTTGCTCCGCCAGTTGATGCTAAAGCTTTATTGTTAGATTTTCCGACCGCTACGTTATCTTGTAAGTCAGGTAAATTAAAAGTAGAGGCGCCATCACCAGCTCCGTAAGTTGTACCTACGATTGCAAATAATGCAGAATAAGTTGATCTTGAAACGGCCGCACCGTTACACTCTAAGAAACCTGTTGGCACTGAAGATGAAGACCACGGCACAATAGTTGCCGTAGGAATTCCTTCGATACCTGTAAGGTTTGCCCCTGAAAAATCGTATTTTGTTGCTTCGTAATTTGACATATTATTTCTCCGTGTAAGTCCATCCTGTTGTAGCGTCGCCTGAGAATACTAATCCAAAAGCTGCGCCTTGTGTGTTAACAGTTAAGTTAGATGCAGCATTAGCGATGTTAGAACCATTTCTTCCAACTACTAATGCATTTGAGTTAAAATCATAACCTTGGTCGACAAAATGAACTTCATCTCCAGTTGCCGGTGATGCTGGAAGTGTTACCGTTACAGATCCACCATTTGTATTTACTAAAAGTTTAGCACCTGCTTGGACTGTTTCTGCAGCAGATATTGCTCTCCACTTTCTGTACTCGTTTGTTTTAACTATATTTGTTCCATCTGAATATAGAATATAACAGTTTCCTTCACATAAAAGCACACCTGTTCCAGATGTAGTTTTAAAAGTTAATGTATTTCCTGCATGATCGCAATCGTTTTGCACGATATAAGTTTTTTCTATAGAGTCTGGTATTGTTACGTTTAGATTTCCAGCCAACGTACCTGTTAATCTAATTACATCGTTCTTACCATTAGATAAAGCACCATTACTAAAAGTAAGGGCTCTACTTGCATTAGTTACGTTAAAAGTTGTGAAACCACCGATAGCTTGTTCTAAAATTAATAAATTTGTATTTGTAATTTGTCCCCAAGTTCCCGAGTTTTCACCGGTTGCTTGAACTGTAAGTTTTAGGTTAGCAGATGTTGAATTCGCCATATTTTGTTCCTTATCTATTCATTTTATTAAAATAATGAGTTTGTGTCAAACTCTTTATGCAGCCACCTCTTGCCAACCTGGAGGATCTATAGGTGCTGAACCTGTATTAACTTCGTTCCAGATTAAAGCATTACCACTTCCTTGACCCATAGTCAACTCAAAACCAGTCACTAAAATATCTACGTGAATAATAGCGGTCACACTAGCTAATTGAGCATTCATAGATATACCAGTTACATCTACTTCTTGCCCTGGAACCGCTGTAACACTAGCTAAAGTAGCAGTCATTGGAAGCCCACTTGGATCGGCCCCCGCTCCAGCTAAACCTGCAGCACTACCTAAATTTGCGACCATTGCTTCACCAATGATCATTGCATCAGGGGCTGGATCTACATTACCAAGAGTTACTTGAGCTACGTTTAAAGTACTTAATTGTAAATTAGCATCACCTTTAACAGCTTGTGGTGCGCTTACAGCTGCTGTCATGGCTATTCCAGTTACAGCTGCAGTAGCAAACTGACCTTCAACTCCCCATGCATTTACGTTCCATTGTTGTCTACCCCAACCTGTTTGGTTAAAGGCTTCAATGGTTCCAAGTCCCATGGACATTGCAATACCTGTAGCCATTGCGTCAGGACCAGCATCAGCTACTCCTAAAGCTGAAGTCATTGCAATACCGGTTGGAAATACTTTTGTTTGAATATCGATGTTAGTGGTAGTTCCAAGACTAGCGGTCATTAATTGACCGTTGTTTGTTGAAGTGGTGGCAGTTACATCAATATGAATTGTTGGGCTACCTAAAGCCCCTGTTATAGGAAGACCTGTAGGAAGAACGTTACCAGCAATGTTCCAAGCGAAATCACCCCAGTTGGCTCTACCCCAACCTACATTAATTTCACCAACAGTTGCTTCGTCTCCTAAAGTTGCAGTTAGGGCGATACCCGTAGGTATTATAGTCGGGTTTGCTAAATCATTCCATTGGTTTTGACCCCAAAAGCCGGTGCTCCAAGTTCCTGATCCACTCATAGGAGTTTACCCCCTACGATTAACCAGAGATCCTTAGAATCGCTGCTGTTGAAGTTTGTGCTGGAAACTGAATTGTAAATACGCCTGAAGTAGCTGTTTTATCTCCACCGAAATCTAAGACACATACAGATGCGTTTGTTACCGCAGATGATGTATTATAAATTAACGCTCCTCTTGCAGTTATAGTAACTCCAGTAAAGGATCTATCTGCAAAATCTACTCTTGCTACACCAGCTGTTATTGAAGTTGCTAAGTTTACAAGTGCTCCACCACCAGAAGTATATTGTCCCGAGTTTGGAACTTGGTTTCCAGTTGTGAAAGAAGTCGTAGCTGAGTTTAGAGTTGCTGAAGAAGTATAAAGAGCTATCTTAAATTTGTCACCACTTGAGCTTGAAAAATTAGCATCACCCTCTAGTAGTTGTTTCTTAAACGAATTACAAATTGCTTGTGTTATTGCCATGTTTATCTCCTATTTACCTATACGAGGAACACCACTTTGATATTCATCTCGTCTTCTTCTTCCCATTTGTTCTATTGAGAAGCCTTCTACCACTTGTTTATACTTTCCTTCGTACAATTGCAAGAGATCATTTGGCCCTTTTAAAAAACCATATGCCTCCACCAGGCATGCATACAAAAGTCCGTTGGGAAAATTCAGACTTAAATATGTAGTGGGAACTGTACTAGATAATCCATCTGGTTTCAAGATATAATTTAATTGTATAGTGTAGGTCTGATCAGGTGTCGGAGCCACAACTATAGTATCTTGGTCCCAGTTACTGTAATATTTAGGAGTTCCTTGAACCTCTAAATTGTTAAATTCTGACATAAAACTGGTATCTCTATATTGTAAAAAATCTCTATCATTGGCCACTCCAACCCCTGCAGAATCTACAATCTGAGCTGATCTAATTACCAACAGGTTTTGAGGGGTATCTATGAATCTTTGACTAGCCACCATTTGAGCAGTTACGTATCTTCTATTATTGTCTGAATCTACATCTCTTAAAATTCTAAATTCTGCATTTTCAATAAAACCATTTACAATAGTGTCAGTTAAAACTGTGCTAGTAACTTCTGTGTAGTCTCTAATTTTTTGTACTAATTCTGTGTATGTCATGATATACTTACCGTTACATCTCCTAAAGTTAAACTTGCTTCTCTTCTTCTATTTATATCAGATGGATTCTCTGGCACCATAGAATTATTACTTTGATCCTGAAAAGAAAAAGATCCAGGTAAAGTTAAATCGGCAATAATTCCACCACCGCCTCCAGTGTTTAAATCAAAACGCTGAGGTCTTGCCTGCTCTAATCCTTGAGGATCTGCCACAAAAGGTTTTGGTTCCAACTGCGGTTGTTTCTTTTCATATTCTGTAATGTGAACAAAAGCTCCATTCCACTCTGTAACCATCTCTCTCCACGGAAAAGCTTGACCGCTTCTATCTGAAATTGCTAATGCGTATTTTCCTTTTGCAAATTTTGCCATTATATCTCTGGGTAATAAGTTTTAGGTGAAATGTAAACACTAGCAGGTGAACCATCTTCTGCTAACGCTCTTTGTATTTCATCCTCATAAATTAATTTCATCTCTTGTATTCTTTGTGGTGCTTTTTTCATAGCCATATAATATGCTAAACCTGCACACATACATGGTACAAACCTGTTAACAACATCGGCTTCATTTGTATACTTACCCGCATCTTGAATTCTTTTGACGTAATAAAAATATAGATACTCACCAGCTTGTGTACTACCTGGTGTTAAATATAAAGTCACTGTAACTTTATCTATAAATCTCTGTACAAAATATTGTGATGGTTGACCTGTAGAACTTTTGTTTGAAAAAGCTTGATATTGAGATCTATTAATTTTTGAAAGTGGTGTGTCTACGTCACTTGAATTTCTGTAACTGGCCTCAAGAATATCTGACACCATGTCTACAAAATTAGTTACTGTATCTCCAGATGCGTGCGATGCAGCAGTTGTACCATCCGCCCCTCGATCAGAGGCTGAACATAAAATATTATTACCTGAAATTGAAGTGTAAGTTATTACTTCAGAATTAATTCTTATCTTACCAGTGGCATTCATATTTTTAGTTGAAGCTACTGGTATCGTAGTCGCTGAATCTGTAATGCCTGATGATAAAGTGGTAGTTATACCATTCGCGTTACCGTCAGATGGAGATCTGAATATTGTGTATTCATTTTGATTTTCTACTAAACTAATGGCGGTTCTGGCTACTTCCCAAAAATGCAAACCTCTGTTGTCCCATTCTTGAAACATTATATTTAAAGAACGTCTTGCAGATCTTAAATCATTTCCTGAATAATCAAAAAATCCTAATCTTTCAAAAGCTTCAGTAATAATATCATCTATCGAGAGAAATTTCTCGAATGTACTTGTGCCTGAAAAAGCCACTTTGCCTCCTAGTTATAAAATACAGAGCAAACTGTTACGTGTTCAGTAGTAAAAGCAACTGTCAAATTTGTTTCAAACAAAATAGGTCCAGGGAAATTAATTACAATTGGACTACCTGCAGATGCAGTTCCGCTTGTTTTATATTTAAATTTTACTGTCCCTGCAGCTCCGCCATCTTTCAAGTGAAAATCCCCTGAAGAAGCAGTTGTGTTTAACACAACTCCTAAAGCTCTTGTTCTTCCAGTTTTTACAACTTTGTTTTCAGTAGTCACATTTGCGTTAGAAATGTCACCAGTGCTTCCAAATGTTTGCATACTCTTCTCCTTAATTTTTAGGGGACTCTTCTAAACAAGTCGAGTCCCCGTTAATTATTTATTAGATATTACCAATAAGTTCAGAAGCATTTCTGTTCTGAGTACATGTAATGTAATCTAATTTTGTTACTCTCTGTCCAGACGCAGAAGCTGATACTGAAGCTGCAAACATTTGCATGTCATCAGTATTAATGTTTGATGTAACAGTAGCTGCTAGCTCTCTGTTTACAAAAAACTCAACTTTTCCAGCTTTATCTACTCTGAACCCTACAGTGTCATAAGAACTATCAGTGATAGTGTATGCAGTGTGTTGAACTTGATTTGTTCCATCCGCATTTTTAGTTACAAATCTGTAAAACTGTTCACCGTTGTTAGACTCAATAGAGATTCTGTTAGCAGATCTCCATCCTGAAGTTCCAGTAAAAGTTTCAACTAATCCAGTACCATAGTCAGTAGCATTAGCGTCATTGTTTTGAATTCTCGCTTCGTACCAAATAACTGTACCTGGGTTAGTGATTGCGTTAGAACTGTCTCTAGTTTCTGCAACAGCTTGAAAAGTGTTAGCAGTTTTTACTAAAGCTATACCGTTGTTGTCTGTAGTATTAGCAGATGTTAAA